ATCGTGACGGCGGGGCTGGTGCTGGCGCTCGGCCCGGCAGGGGCGCGGAGTGTTGCGCGCGGCGGGGCGGCGGCGCTGGCGGGCGCGGCGCAGGTGGCGGCGGCGGGCGCGCGTGTACCGGGCCGCACGGGTGCGGCGATGCTGGCGGTTGCGGCGGGACTGGTGCCAGCGGGATCGCGTGTGGCGAGCCGTGCGCAGGCGGCGGCGGCGATGCGGTTCATGGCGGGGTTCCAGACCCCGGTGGCGGGCGAAGCGCGAACCGTTCCGGTGCGCCGTCCTTGAGATTTCACAGTCGTAACGAGGAGACGAACGATGGCAAAGGCAGTCAACAGCGACGTTCTGGATGCAGCGATCGCGGTGGTGCGCACCGCGACGAAGATGGTGGCCTTGGCCACACAACCGGCGGATTACTCCACCGCGACCGCGCAGGCGCTGGCGAGCGTGACGATGGCTCCGGCCGATTTCGGCGTGCCCGCAGCCGGTGTGATCGACGGGCGGCGCACCACCGTGGGTGCCAAGAGCGGCGTGGCGGTCGGCGTTGCCGGGTCCGCCAATTATGTGGCGCTGACCGATCCGGGCACGTCCCGGCTGCTGTATGTGACCACTTGCCCGGCGCAGGCGCTGGTGACGGGGGGCACAGTGAGCTTTTCCGCGTGGGACATCGAGTTCGGCCAGCCGGTCTGATCGCGCGCGCAACTGCTGGCGGGAGGAAGCCGACATGAATTACTTTGCGAAGGATCCGGGTGCGTCGCTCGATTATTCGTTCGACTGGAACGCGGGCTATCTGAACGGCCAGACGGTAAGCGCGAGCGGCTGGGTTGCCATGCCCGCCGAGCCGGGCGGGGTGAGCGTGGTATCGAGCGCGATCGCACCCACGCAGACGAGTGCGCTGGTGACGGGCGGGGTGGCGGGGCGAGTGTACCGGCTGACCAACCATGTGACCTTCTCCGACGGGCGGAGCGACGAGCGGCAGGTGGTGCTGCGCGTGGAGGATCGCTGAAATGCTGGTGGAACCTGTGCCCGCCGCCCCAGAACCCGTGAGCGTGGGCGAGCTGAAGGCGTATCTGCGGCTGGAAACGAGCGACGAGGACGCGCTGCTCGCGGGGTTGCTGCGCAGCGCGCGGGCGCTGTGCGAGGCGTTCACGCGAACCTGGCTGGTAAGCCGGGGCGCGGTGGAGACGGTGGCGGCGCTGCCCCTGCCGGGCGCGCGGCTGGCGGGTGCGCCGGTGGCGGCGGTGAGTGTTGTGGAGGCGCTGTATGCGGACGGGACTTCAGCGGTGCTGACGGCCGACCGCTACACGCTGAGCTTCGACGCGGACGGGGTGGGGCTGGTGGCGACCGCCGAGCGACAAGCGACGCGGCTGCGCGTGACCTACACGGCGGGGCTGGCGGCGGACTGGAACGGCGTCGCCGAGCCGCTGCGCCAGGGAATCGTGCGGCTGGCGGCACATCTGTTCGCCAACCGCGACGCGGCGGACGAGGCGGGGCCGCCCGCAGTGGTGGCGGCGCTGTGGCGGCCGTTCCGCCGCATCCGGCTGGGATAGGGAGGCTGACATGGCGGACGGGTTTGCGGGACGGCTGCGCACACGGCTGGGCGTGGAGCGCTTCTTCGGCGTGGGCGACGGGATCGGCGGCTATGAGGGTGGCTGGACTCCGGCGGGCCAGGTGTGGGCCGAGTTGAGCGAGGCGGGCGAGGAGGCGCGCATCGAGGGGGAACGCCGCGTGCGGCGTGCGCGGTGGAAGGTGCTGGCGCGCGCGGGTGAGATCGACCTCACGTGCCGCTTGCGGTGGGGGGTGCGGGCGTTTGCGGTGCTGAGCATCGTGCGCGATCCCGCGACCCCCGACCGGATGCGGCTGCTGGTGGAAGAGGTGGCGGCATGAGTGGCGCGGGCGAGGCGCTGGCGCGTGCGCTGGTGGGGGCGTTGCAGGCGGACGTAGCGGTGCAGGCGGCGGTGGGGGGTGCGGTCTACGACACGCCGCCGCCGGGTGCGGTGCCGCCCTATATGACGGTTGGGCCGAACGTGGCGACCGATGCGAGCAGCTTCAGCGTGGAGGCGCGCGAGCATCGGCTGCGCGTGAGCGTGTGGGAGATGCCACTGCGCTCGGCCCGCTGTGCGGGCACGCTGGCAGCAGTGGAGGCGGTGGCGGCGGGGCTGGGCCCGGCGCTGGACGGGCATCGGCTGGAGTGGGTGCGCTTCGTGCGCAGCGTGGTGGGTGCGGAAGCTCCGGGCGGTCCGATGCGCGGGCTGATCGAATTTGCGGCGCGCACCGTGGTGGATGGAGGAGCAAATGGCTGACGGGTTCGACGCGCTGTTTGCAGCGCTGGCGGGAGATGGAGGGACAGCGCGTTCCGGGCGGGGGCTGGACGGCAAGCTGGCGCGGCTGGCGGGCGCGGGCGCGGCACCGGTGCCGCGTGAGCCGGGGCAGGCGCTGAGCGCGATGCTGGGCGCGCGGGCGCATCATGCGGGTTCGCATCTGGCGGTACCTTCGGCGGCGTCGGTTGGCCACGGGCGGCCAGCATACATGGCGCGCAGTGCGACGCAGGCGGCGCACGCGCTGCTGCTGGCGCTCGCACGGGCGGAGGGCTGAGCGGTGGGCTGGTGGCTGGCGAGCGCCGACGATCAGGTCCGGCGCGACTGGATGAAGCGCTTCGACGCGCGCTTCTGGACGGTCGATTTTCCGCGTCCGATGATGGCGGCGGTGACGACCACCGCGCCCGATGCATTGCGCGTGGATGCGGTATTCTATGGCGCGGGCGATCTGGCGGGGCTGATCTGGGAGAGCGCGGATCGCTTCGATCACCCGCTGCTTTCGTATGAGACCGCGCGCGATTACCGGGGACTGACGTTGCGGTTCCGTTGGCAGAGCGCGGGGGTGTTGCCGCTCGACGCGGTCTACGGCCCGGTGCTGACGATCGAGGGGCGTGACGCCGGGGGTGTGGCGCAGACCTGGTATGTGCGGCTGTGGAATTACGCGACGGGCACGGGCACCGATGCGCAGGTGGTGCTGCCGTTCTCCGCCCTGGGGAGCGGGTTTGCGCTGCCGGGCGCGCCGGTGTGGGCGGGGGACATCGACCGGATGTTCATCAGCCTGGTGCCGGCGGGCTATACCGGCGCGATCTCGCCGTTGCCCGCGCCGGTGGAGGGGTGGGCGGCGCTTTCGGGCATCGCGTGCGACGGGGCGGGGGCGACGATATTGGTGGGCGACGCGTATCTGCCCGAGCATGGGCTGCGGATCGCGAGCGGCTATGACGACAGTTACAATCTGACGCCCGCGCGGGTGCTGCGGCAGGCGCAGGCGCTCGGGTATCGCGGCTATCTGAACCATTATCTGGGAATGAGCCATTTCATGCGGCTCGGCTTCGACGTGGGTACGGGCAAGTATCTGGCGGGGGGTGCGGGATCGCCGCTGAACGTGGCGGCGGCGGCGTGGCACCGCGATCTGCTGGCGCGCGCGGGGGCGATGGGTTTTGCGGTCATATTGTCAGCCAGTTACGAGCTGTTCGATGCGCATGCGCCCGACGCGTGGAAGCAGCGCGCATGGGATGGATCGGCGGCGCAGACGGCTTACTCGCCGCCCTCGACGTTGCTGTCGCCTGCCAATGCGGATGCGATGGCGTATCTGCGGCGGGTGGGCGGAGCGCTTGCGGGGCTGGCGGTGGCGGCGGGGCAGCCGGTGCATTTCCAGGTGGGCGAGCCGTGGTGGTGGGTGGGGGCGGACGGGAAGCCCTGCGTCTACGATGCTGGGGTAACGGCGGCGTATGCGGCGACGGGGCGGGCTTTGCCGCCGGCGGTCACGAGCGCTGGCGCGGTGCTGAGCGCGGAGCAGGCGGCGTACTTCGACTGGGCGGGGCATGTGCTCGGCGCGAGCACGCTGGCGCTGCGCGATGCAGTGCGCGCGGCGGTGGCGGGTTCCCGGACGTATCTCCTGTTTTTCACCCCGCAGGTGGTGAACGCCAACGCGGCGAACCTGATGCGGCTGAACTTGCCCGGCGAGTGGGCGTGGCCCGCGTTCGATGTGTTGCAGCTCGAGGATTATGATTTCGTGACGGCCGGCAACGACGGTGCGGCTGCGGTGGCGCGGGCGGCGGTGCAGGCGCGGCTGGGATATCCAGTTGCGAACCAGCAGTATTTCGCGGGCTTTGCGACGCGCGCTGGCGATGCGGTGCAGTGGGGCCGGATCGCCGATGCGGCGGGGGCGGCGGCGGCGCGGGGGATTGGCGACATCTTCATCTGGGCGCTGCCGCAGGTGGCGCGCGACGGATTTACCTATTTCAGGATCGGAGACCCAGTGGACAGTTTCGACGATGTGAGCTTTCCGCTGGCGATCGGTCAGCATGCCAGCGTCTCGCCCGCCTTTTTCACGCAGATCGTGACGAGCGCGAGCGGGCACGAGCAGCGCAACGCGCAGTGGGCGGCGGCGCGGCTGCGCTTCGACGCGGGGCTGGGGCTGCGCTCGGACGGCGATCTGGGGGCTCTGATGAGTTTCTTCCGCGCGCGGCGGGGATCGGCGGTGGGGTTCCGCTTCCGCGATCCGCTCGACCAGAGTTCGGCCGACCTTGGCGCGGGCGGTGTGGCCGGTCCGCCCGGAGCGTTCGATCAGGTGCTGGGAACCGGAGATGGGGTGCAGACCGCGTTCGCGCTGATGAAGGCCTATGACCCTGTCTCTCCGGCGCGGCGTATCACACGGCCGGTGGCGGGGAGCGTGACGGTGGCGGTGGGCGGGGCGGTGCTGGCGAGCGGTTGGCATGTGGGTTCGCTCGGCGTGGTGCAGTTCGATGTCGCTCCGGCGACAGGCGCCACGGTGAGCGCGGGCTATTCGTTCGACGTGCCGGTGCGCTTCGAGAGCGACGCGCTGGATGTCTCGCTCGCCGCGTTCCGGCAGGGCGAGCTGCTTTCGGTGCCGCTTATCGAAGTCAAGGAAGGCTGATGCGCGCAATGACGGATGCGTTCGCCGCGCGGCTGGGCGCGGCGGCGACGACGCTTGCGCTTTGCTGGCAGATCGTGCGGCGCGATGGCGTGGGGCTGGGGCTGACGACGCACGACCGCGCGCTTCAGGTGGGCGGCATGGCGTATGCGGCGGCACCGGGATTGCAGCCATCGGCGATTACGTGGGGCCAGGCGGGCGAGGCGCATGCGATGGAGATTGCGGGTGCTTTGACGCCGGACGGCGTGCGCGAGGCGGACCTGATCGCGGGATTGTATGCTGATGCCACGGCGCGTTGCTTCTTGGTGGACTGGGAGCAGCCCGACGCAGGCACGCTTGAATTGGCGGCGGGCAAGATCGGCGCGGTGGCGTGCCAGGACAGTATGTTCACGCTTGAGATGCTCTCTGCGCTCAGCGAGCTGAACAGCGTGGCGATCGAGCGCTATGCGCCGACGTGCCGGGCGGAACTGGGCGACACGCGATGCCGTGTGGATCTCGCGCTGCGGACGCGGGTGGCGACGGTGCTGGGCGTTGCGGGCGCTGAGGTGGCAACCGACGATGGAATGGGTGCGGACGCTTATCGCTATGGGCGCGCGCGGGTGCTGTCCGGCGTGGCGGCGGGGTGCCAGTCGGTAGTGGATGGCTCGGGGGGCGGTGCAGTGTCGCTGCGCGCTGTGGTGCCCGGGTTGGCGGCGGGCGCGCGGATCGAGCTGCGCGAGGGGTGCGACAAGCGCTTTGCGACCTGTCGCGACAGGTTTGGCAACATGGCCAATTTCCGGGGCGAGCCGCACGTCCCCGGCAACGACGGGATCGCAAGGTATCCGGGGCTGTGAGCGTCGGGGTGATGGCAGACGCGATCGTGGCGGGCGCGCGCGCCTGCCTGGGGACGCGCTTCCGGCCGCAGGGACGCGTGCCGGGGCTGGGGCTGGATTGTTTGGGGCTGGTGCTCGCGGCGCTGGCGGCGGCGGGGCGGGTGTTCGAGTGCCCGCGCGATTACGCTTTGCGAGGGGAAGGGTTGGTGGCACGCGCCGAGGCGGGGCTGGCGGCAGCGGGCGGGGCCCGCATGGGGGGCGTCGCGCGCCACGGCGACGTGCTCCTGTTCGAGCCTGCGCGCGGCGCGGCGCATCTAGCTATCATGAGCGAGGGAGGGGTGATCCAGGCACATCTGGGCGTGGGTCGCGTGGTGGAAGGTCCGGCCGATCCTGCATGGGCGGTATGTTCGGTGTGGCGATTCGGGGAGTAGCGCGATGGCGACGACGATTTTCTCGACAGTGGGTGCAGCCGAGGGCGGGCAGCTCGGCGCGGCGGCAGGCTCGCTTGCGGGCGGGCTGATCGACACCGCCCTGAATGCGCCGAGCGCGGCGGCGCTGCGCGTGCAGAGCGCGGCGTATGGCGAGGCGATCCCCCGGCTATACGGGACGATCCGCGTTGCGGGCGGCATCCTGTGGTCGACGGGATTGAAGGAAGAAGGTGCGGGGCTGACCAAGCTCGCGGGATCGAGCGGGCGGACCTATTCGACGAGCCTGGCGATCGGGATTTCTGCACGGGCAATTGTTCGGGTGGGGCGTATCTGGGCGGACGGCAAGCTGATCCGCGATACTGGCGGCGACATGAGCGTGGCGGGGGGAGTGCGGGTCTACACCGGCAAGGAGGATCAGGTGGCAGACCCGCTGATCGTGGCGGTCGAAGGAGCGGCGGGGGCACCGGCTTACCGGGGCCTTGCTTATGTGGTCTTCGAGAATTTGCAGCTCAGCGACTTTGCCAATCGGGTTCCGCAGTTCGGCTTCGAGGTGTTCGCCGATGCGGTGGTGCCGACGGTGGCGGCGATTGCGTGCGATCTGTTTGCGGCAGCAGGGGCGGCGGCACCCGATGCAGGCGATCTGACCGGGACGGTGGACGGATATGGCGTGGGCGGAGGCGCAACCCTGGGGGGTGCGTTGGGCCAATTGGCGTTGTTGCAGCCGCACGATCCTGTGGCGACGGGCGCGAAGCTGCGACTGCGCGCGCCCGGTGGGACCGTTACGGCGGTGCTGTCCGAAGCCAACACGGGTGCGTTCGCGGGCACACGACACGGGGCGACGCGGACGTGGCGCAACGCGGCGACGCAGCGCGCGGCCGAGCTGATCGAGATCGGCTATTTCGATCCGGCGCGCGATTATCAGGCGGGCCAGCAACGTGCCTCGGCCGCGCGCGCTACGCGGACGACCCGGCATTATGATCTGCCTGCCGCGATTGGCGCCGCCGCGGCGCGCGCCCTTGCGGAGCGGCTGGCGCGCGATGGCGAAGCAGCAAGGTCTGCCCGTTCGTTGGCGCTGACCTACGCCAATCTGAGCATCGAAGTCGGCGACCGAATATGCGTCGACGACGATGCGCGCCAGTGGCGGGTGCGCCGACAGACGCTCGACGGGATGGTAGTGGAGCTTGAGCTGGAGGCGTTGGCGGGTCCGCTGGTCGGTCCAACGAATGCGGACGCGGGACGGGCAATCCCCAATGTCTTTTCAAAACAAGGAGCGACGCAGGTCCGCTTGCTCGATCTACCCGCGTTCAACGACGACGGGGGTGCGGTGCCGCGCCTGTGGATGGCTGTTTCGGGGGATGGCGCGTGGCGCGCGGCGGACATTCTGGCGAGCACCGACGGCGGCGCATCGTGGGTGTCGCTGGGCTCGGCGCGGACGCGGGCGGTGACGGGCACCACGTTGGGTGTGCTCGCCGACGGACCGGCGGATCGCTGGGACGAGCGCACGACGGTGGAGGTTATGCTGGCAAACGCGGACGACTGGCTTACCTCGGCGACGATGGACGCGGTGGTCGGCGGCGCAAACCTCGCCGCGATCGGCGACGAGCTTGTCGCCTTCCGGGCTGCGGATGCGACCGGGCCGGGGCGATTCCGGCTATCGGGGCTGCTGCGCGGACGGTTCGGCACCGAGTTCGCCTCGACACGACACGGCAATGGTGAGGCGTTCACGTTGCTTGATCCGGCGCGACTGTTCCGCGCCGACCTGGGGAGCGTGCCGGTCGGCGCAACGGTGATGGTAAAGGCGGTAGGACCGCTGGACGTCGCTACGCAGGTGGAGGCACAAAGCATCTGCGCAAGCGCGGCCAATCTGAGGCCTTTCACGCCGACGCACTTGCGGATGACGCGCGATCCCGACGGAACGGTTCGCCTCGTCTGGTCGCGCCGGAGCCGGATCGGGAGTGGCTGGCCCGACGGTAGCGACATTCCGCTGGGGGAAGCGAAGGAAGAGTATCTGGTCACGGTGGTGCCCGCGAGCGGGCCCGTGCAGACCTACACGACCACGGCAGAGGCGCTGACCTTCAACGTGGCCCAGCAAACCGCGCAGACCGGCGCGCCGATCGCTTCGGCCCGACTGAGCGTAGCGCAGGTTAGCGCGCTGGCGGGGCCAGGGCCGGCGGCGAGCGTGGATTTCTGA